GTCGAACCACACCGCCTTGACCAGCGGGTTGTCATGCGCGTGGATCATCTGCGTCCACAGGCCGTCGTAACCGGTGGCTCCGGAATAGGGACCGACGCCCCATGCGCGCTTCAGCACACCCTTCACTGGCAGGATTGCAACGCCCGTTTCTGTCAGGTGATAGGGGGCAGAGCCCCACCACTCGTCCTCGCTGGCAACGCTTGGGTGCGCCGTGCCTTCAGGACGATTGGCGCCTTGCCGCCCCATCGCCGCCAGGTCCGCAAGGTCGCGGCGATCCAGCGTTTCCGTTTCATTGGCCAGCGCCTTGATGTCCAGCCGCCCGGAGAGCGCCGCCACGATCATATCGGCCGTGGCCGTCGACAGAGCATGCGGCCGGTTGAACAGCTGCTGCATCACGAATGGGAGATATTGGCCTGACACTGACGTTATCCTTCCTGCAAGGTGCCGTCGCCGTCACCATCTTTGACCGATGAGCCCTTCTTCTTGGGCTTGGCCTTTCCTGCGCCACCAGCATCTGCCTCATCGCCCTGCTGATCTTCATCGGCTGTCGGTGTGCCTGGTGCAAGCGGGTCCAGGCTGAAGCCGCGCTCTTCCGCCTCTTCCCGTTCCTTGCCGATCTGGTCAAACACGGTGAGATAGTTGGCCCCGCGCTGGGCGATGATTTCTTCGCGGCTGGTCAGCTTGGTTTCCAGAAGGATCTTCGCCGCGTTCGCTTCCTTCAGCGGGTCGATCTGCGGCATGCCCGGGCCCGTCCACTCGACGCGGGTATAGGCGCCGCGCGCTGAATAGAAATCAGGCGCACCGGCGGGGAGCTCCGCGAAGGCTTTCGCCACAGCCTCTTCGATGACCGCATCGTAAACGAGGGCGGCGACGTGCTGGCCGAACTGGTAGCGCAGCTTCAGGATGCCCTGCCATGCGTCGAGGATTGCAGCGCGCGCAGCCGAATAGTTGCTGTCGCCAAAAGTGTTGGCAAGCTGCTCAAAGCTGATGCCGATGGCCGACGCGAACTCGCGCAGGAAGCTATTGCGGAAGGCACTCGGATCGTCGATCGCGCGGTTGACGGCGCTCATCGTGATCTTGTCGCCAGGCGGCATCACGGGGATCCGCGCCCCGCCGAAGCGCAGCTTGGTCTTGTTGTAATAGTCCAGCTTGTTTTCGAACATCGCCCATGCGCCGGCTTCCGATCCTGGAGCGGGTGCAAGGTTCTCCATAACGAGATCCGCCGGCATGGGACTTTCGATCCACGTCGCCAGCATCTGGTTGATAATCGCCGCGGCAAGGTAGGCGTCGTCAAACTGGTCGACCATGCCGGTCTGCTTGATGATCGTCACCAGCGTTGAGATCCCGCGCAGCTGCGACGCGCGCGTTTTCACGAACCAGTGGAATCCAATCGGGCGGCCGGTGCGCGATTCCCTGTCGACAATCTCATAGTCGGCCGGCGACGTGACCACGTCGGAAGGATGGTTCTTGCGCACGAACATGCCGACCATGCGGCCGTCGCGGTCGAGGATCTTGCCGTCCTGGACGTTGTCGTTGCCCATGTGCTGCGGCGGCGTCTCGATGCGATCCGGGTCGATGATCGAGAGGTAGGTTGCCCATTTGGTGCCGTAGCGCCGCGCGCGCGCCGCGTCGTAGTGGATGACGCCAGCGCACTCGCCGTCTGGACCCTGAAGGTTGCGGAAGGCCATCCACATCAGGCCGCCGAAATCGTAGTGGCCTTCAGCGTCCTGAAGCAGGCGATTGTCGTAAGCCCAATTGCGGAATTCGCGCTCGAATGACTGCTGCAGTTTTTTCTGCTGCTCCGGATCTTCGATGCCGAGCGCTTCGAAATCAGGCTTGGCATGCGCCATGAGCCGCGGCCCGACCGTGTAATCAGCCTTCTTGTCGAGGCCGCCCCGGATATGCTCCGAATAGCGCTCGACGTGGCGCGCCGCCTTGACGATGTCCTTGCGCGATGTCCGCCCCTCTTTCCGCGCCGACTGCAGATGCGGAAGGGTGAAGACCTGGCCCGGTGACGTTTCGAGATTGCGAAACAGGGTGCCGGACATTGATGGCAAGCCGATGTCAGTCGGCGTGACGAGGCTGTTTTCAGACATCAACGAAACTCCACAGCAATTGCGCCGCCTTCGCCGGCAATCTCAAGGCCGCGCTGGCGCGCCTCGTATTCCAGCATGCGCAGGTTGTCCGTCAACGCCTGGGTGCTGCCAGCGGTATATTCGACCCGGCGACCTTCACCAGCGATGACCGCGATGCCACCGGTGGCGATCTTCTTCTTTGCGGCGAAATGCTCGTTGATCTCGAGGATCAATTCATCGTCCGTCAAGTTGATGTAGGGCCGCATCATCAAGTCTCCGCGTTGAGTTTTGCCAGCCGGTCGAACACTGACATGGGCGCATCTAGCATAGTCTCGCGACCTTGTCCGCGCGGTTTCAAGTCTGCCCATACCGGCAGGCTACCGGACCAGAGATCCGGCCGGTCAGGTTTAAGGGCTTCCCGGGCGACCTCGCAAGCGACCCAGCCATCCCATGTTTCGTTTCGCCGGGCAGACTGCACCCAATCGCCGTTGACCAGCCGCTCCGCTGTCAGTTCCTGATAATAGCGGGGAGAGATAGCCGACGGCATGTGCATGCGCCCCGGGCCCGGCTCGTCAATCTTCATGCGGCGCGCGATGAGCCGCTTGATCTCATGGACGTTCGGATAGCGCTCAAAGACCGGCGTGGCCAAAGGCTTGGCCATATCATCGAACTCGACCTGTTTCGGCTTGCCGTAGGTTTCACCCGTCTTCCGCGCCGAACCCTGCATCAGCAGGATCTGGTATGTCTGGAATTCCTTGGTGGCCATCCCGTTCGCCGCCCATGTGCGGGCGTTGTTGGTCACGCCTGGCTGACCGGCGCTGTTGATGACCGTCTTGGCAATCGGCAGGAACAGTTCCGGAAGGCCGGCCTCGAGCCGCTGCGGATTGCTCTGCAACGGGTATGAAGCCTTGATGACGGCTTCGGTGATGATGTCCCAATCGGTCAGGCGGTTGCCCGGGTCGATGTTGTCGAAGGCGGAATGCTTGCCGAACGCAGGCCACTGCTTCAGCGCGTAGGCGTCGATCAGCCACGATTGCTTGCCAAGATCCCATCCGATGACGCGCACTTCGAAGCGATCGCCCTGGACGTCGACAAATGCCGTCAGGAACATGACCCCGGCCGGGACCGTCTTGATCGGATAGTGCGAAGAGATCCGGGCCTGCACCGTCTTCCAGCCTTCGACGCGCTCTTCCTCGCTGGCGCCGATTGGCGTTTCGCCAAGCTTCTTGACGACAACCTCGCGAAAGTGCGTGTCGATTCCTGTCGCATCGAGCGTGAGTTTCGCAGCTGCCCAATCGCGCGCCGTCTCCGGCAGTTTGACGAACGGCGCCATGAAGGCGTGGATGACGAAGCCCATGGTTGCCGAAACCCGGGGCTCACCCTTGATGGTGCCATCGTCCAGCCACTCCTGATGCGGCTGGAGCCATCGCCCGGCCGCCATAAGATCCAGACGCTCTGCAGGGCCGAACGTCGCGTCGCACCCATCGTGCGGGCAGACCAGCCGCACATTGGCGGCGACATGATCCAGGAAGTCGACGCGGTCCATCTCGTCGGCAAGCGGCATCATCTCGTTGACGTTCCACCGCATGCGCGCCTTGTTCTGCGCTTCAGCCTCGACCGCCGGTGAGCTCGCCTTGCCGCAATGCGGACAGCGGACGAACCAGATATGCAGGAGCGAATCCTTCAGCACCTGGTCAATGCCGCCATCGGGCCCGGCGTCAGGGTGGGAGCAGATATATGCTTTCGCCGCGGTGCCGAATTCTTCCTGGCGCGACGTGACCAGCGTCATGATCGCATCGCGAACCTTCTTGGTGTAGGCGTCGATTTCGTCGGCAACGATGGTTGGGGCGGCTTTGGCGCGCAGCGCGCGCTGTGTGGCTGGCCGGTATAACACCAGCGACTTGCCGATTTTCTTGCGCTTGCGGCCGTTCTTAGGATCGGTCCAGTCGATTTTCTCATCGACCTCTGGATGGATGCGCAGCATCTCTTCGCCGCGCTCGTCGATGTAATCGTTGAGGCTGTCCTCATCCTGCATGAACCAGAGGACGTTCTTCGATCGGCCATAGGTCCAATCGCGCAGCACCATGTTTTCGGCCGACACGGTCTTTGCTGAACGGGTATTGCCCTTCACCGCGATCACGCGAACGTCTGGATGATCGCAGGCGTCGTTGATGCCGACGGCATAGGGAGTCAGTTCAGGGTTATATGGGAAAGGCTCCCCGCCCTGGTTGACCATCTTCCGCTTGGTCGCGGCAAACTGGTTGATGCTGATCGACTGCTGCGGAAGGATATTGTCGACACGGGAGAGCCAAGCTTCCTTAGCGCTTCCGTCGTGTTCGTGATTGGCGAGTCTTTCGATCCGCCGTTCCAATTCCTCTGTGTAGAGCATCGCCGGACAGAAGCCCCCTCATTCGCGCGTGGAACTTCAATAGCGCTTCGTGGGCCTTGCTGTCGATTGCTGTCCGAATATCCGGCGCAAGGCGGCCGTGAGGATCAATCTGGTTCGAAAGCGTCGAGCAGAATTCCGACAGTTCGGAGAAGACTTCACCGGCCGTCTGCTGCTGATCTGCAATCGGCGTGTATATGCCCTGCATCCGCTCATCATGCTCGATGTCGGCGCGAAGCCGGTTGAGCGTCGCCAGTTCGGCGGGCGTGTGCTGCGCCAACGCTTCGGCATGCGCGCCGCGTCCAATCAGGCGGGCCGCACTATTCGCCCGGGCAAGGCGGACATTGGCGTGACGCTCCAGGTGAGCGATCATGGCCTTCAGGGCAGCGCGCGCCGGATAGAAGTGGGCGTTGCCCTCGACCCGGCTCATCTCCGGGAAATCGGCAATCTCCGCGCGCTTGTTGACGAAGCGCGGCTTGGTCACTCCCCACAAGGCAGCGCAGTCCGTAAGCGAAAGATCGCCCTTCGGCTTTGCCGCCGACAAGGCAGCGCGAAGATCAGATCGG